CTTTTGGTTAACGAGCTGGTCCGAGGACAGCCTATCACGGCTGGCCTTTCGGCTCGGGTATTTGAACTGATGTTAATGCTCTAAGGTGTGCTGGGAGCTCGCCCTCCGCGCCTACGCCTCCTTCGTTTTTGGATAGGGGGCGCCTGCTGGTCCGGCTGCGATGCGAGCTGCAAGCTCTGGGTCGTTAGTCCAGGCGATGCAGGCTGCGCTAGGGCAGTCGGGATGTTTGCAGGAGGAGCGCACTGGGATGGGCCTGGTCCTTCCGGCTTCGTGGCAGGTCCTGATTGGGCAAGTGTTGTGCTCACAGGCGCTGACGAAATCTCGGGTCCGGGCGGCATCGCGGGCAATGCGCTGGCTTGCGGACGCCTCCCCCTCCTGCGGCGGCGCACCGGCTGCGGCTCCACTTGCGCCTGCACTACCATTACTGGTGGTGGCGGGCGTGGTGGAGGCACTTTCTTCGGTGGCGGTGGCGGGGGATGCGGTGGCCGCACGCTCAGTGTAGGCTGGCGGCGGCTCGTGGCGGGCTTGTTCCCGTTCGTGGGAAGCGGCGATAAATTCGAGGAATGTCCTGAACGCCGAGTTTGGGCCGGGTGCTGCAGTTTGCACGGCGCGGGTGCCTCCTTCATCGCGGATGACGAGGATTCGGGAGAAGTCCGAAAACGGGTCTTCTTCACGTTCTCTACGTTCTCTCCGGCGGATGGGGGCGCCGCACTGGCTACAGGTGCCGCTTGTGCGGCGCCTATAACGCACCCGCCTGCGCTGGCGGGATGGTTCATCGGTTCTGATGCGTTGGTCGGGCATTGATACGAGAGGCCTGCGTTTCCGACGAGCTCACCGCCCACTAACGCGAGGATCTTAACCTCACGCGTAGACGGCACGACTTCCGGAAATTCACTGAGGCTAGGCGCTGCAAGCACGAGCTTGCGTCGTTCGTCGAGCTCTGCGGAAGTCATGCCGAGAGTCTTAGCGACGGATTCGACGATCAAAGCTTGGTCGTACTGTGGCCATGCGCAATTAGTGATTTTCCAGATGTCGTCGGGGAGCAAATTATTCGTCTTCAACCCAGTTAGCTCGACGACACGATTAGCCCAGTCACCAATTAAGGGAGTGAGCCGATCGGTCACGAGATATCCGTGGGCCTTATTGGCTGCAGCCTGGGGCAGCGAAACGCTCTTGTTGGAGGAGAGATGGATTTTAGTCAAGGTGCGCAAGACCTCCTGGTGGCTGTCGTCATGAGTGAGTGGTTGTGGAAAAACTCTACCCAAATACGTTACAGTCTCATTAGGTGAGGTAACTTGCAACTTAACTGTCAAACCCAAATCTGCTACTACACGTTCAAGCGCTTCAACTAGCCCAGCGACGGTGGGGGTTAACCCATCATCCCCGGCATACAAGCCTAACTGGCCCCAGGCCTCGACATGCTCCAAACCTGCCTGACGAAACGCGCAGTACGTGACATACGCGTTGATCATGGTGTTTGCATCAGTCGTTATCGGTGATCCGCTTCGAGTACCGTGGCCGGCCTCATAGACGAATCCTTGGTCGGAACGGGCGAAGCGTTTGAAGACTTCGCTGAAATAACCTTTGAAGGCTTTCCGTTCAGTCGCAGCAAACCAACGTAAATAACATCGGAGTGCGACCTGCTCCTGTAGGAACCGCGAAATAGTCCCGTCAAAGCGCGAATAATCGGTGATAAGATATCCATTCTGTCCGAAACTTCGGAACCGATCAATTGACTCTTTCGGGGTTTTACACGGTCCGTACCAGGGTAGCTGGACTAGGACATTGTCTTTGAAGGCGTAGACGTAGCGACTAAACTCAGCTGTCAATTCAGGTGCACATGTCGTGATGACACGCGGCGCTGCAACGTGACGCATGGGTTCGGCTTTAACAAAAGTTTGGAGGCGGTTCTTAGCCCGCACTCCAATCTTGTGTTTAGCATTTCGGTACCTCACCTTCTGTAAAGGCCGGTTTTGTCGTTTCTCAACAATATCGAAATCAACGGGATGACCGTTGCCCGGATCTGGGATTAGCTCGTTTGCAAAGTCGATGGCTGTAGCCAAGTACCAATCATTCGGCACCTTCGTGTTATGAAGGCGCGTCACGCGGTCGGCCACGGCCAGGACGGCAGTGTCGATGTTACGCATTGGATACAGAGCGGGCTCTGTCGCCAATGGCGACGTAACGGCAAATCCCATGGGTGTTCCGATTTTACTAGGTAGCTGTGCAACTGGCGCGTACGATGTTATTACGGCGCTGGTTGGGGTGATGTTGGGCTTGAGTTCCAGATCAAGCGACATGCTAAATATGCGATAAAGCAATGACGCGGTTACCTTAAGATCTGGCAACTTGTGTTCATGCAGAAACACCTCGATGTCCCCGACAATGAACGCTTTGCCTTCCTTGGACCCCAGACGGATGCGTAGAGCCTCGTACAATCTGTTAGAGAGCTCAACGCTTTCGTAGGATCCATCAACAGCTAAGGACACATTACCTTTTATCGGATCAAAAATGGTCACCACGCCGTTGTCCACGTACTTCTTGCGAA